ATACCACCAAGCATAACAAAATCTGCTCCACCTGCAAAGGCTTTAGCGACATCTCCAGGGCAAGTACACCCACCGTCAGCAATAACGTGACCGCCAAGTCCGTGTGCTGCATCAGCGCATTCGATGACCGCAGATAATTGCGGATATCCCACACCAGTTTGAATCCTAGTAGTGCAAACGCTCCCGGGACCAATGCCCACTTTAACAATATCAGCTCCACTTAAAATTAACTCCTCTGTCATTTCTCCGGTAACTACGTTACCTGCTATAATTACTATGTTTGGATAGTGATTTCTAAATTCTTTTACAAATTGTGCAAATCGTTCTGAGTAACCATTTGCAACATCAATACACACATACTTTAATTTATTACCTGTCTGCTCATATACATCTCTAAATTTTGCATGGTCTCTATCAGTAATACCTATACTCATAGCAACATACTCTGTTCTTGCAGGATCATGCGACTTATCATCTTTGTCAAAATAATCTACAAGCTGATTGACACTATAAGTTTTAACTAAACAAGTAAAGATGCCACCAGTAGCAAGTACGTCTGCCATTTCAAATGTACCAACACCATCCATATTACTTGCCATAATAGGAGTACCGCGATAATCTCGCTTTTGCTTTTGTACAACTGGATATCCGTCAGGTAAGACGTCAGTATCTATGTAAGGTCTATAGTTACGAAAAGTAAAACCACGTTCTAAATCTACTTCTTTTCTGCTGCCTAACGTTGAACGCTTTGGACGAATAAGAACATCCTTATAATCAAGTTTAGTATCTTCTTCAATTCGCATCTGTTTTCTCTCCAAAATTAAAAGACATACTTATTCTATCAGTATGTGATTGATTGCCTTGTACACTGTGCTTCAACCAACTAGGAAATATATAAAGCCCTCCTGTTTTCGCAGCATAAGTTGCTCGGGTTGAATTAAAGTAATTTATTTTTTCTATATAGTCTGGCAAGTGGTATTCCGCATTATCAGATCTTTCAAACTGAATATTGCCTTGCTTATCAGTGGCATCAACATAATACACTCCACTTAGCACAGCACCTGCATGTGTATGAAGTTCATTATAACTACCCGGAGGATTTATGTTTAACCAAATATTTTTTAGTTCTAGTTGTGGCAAAGCAACTTGTGTTGCTAAATTCTTTACCTCTTGATTTAGATAGTCTACTAACTTATCAACCTGCTGGTTTGCACCTTTTAGAATGTCATCACTTTGATACCCGCCAAAGTTTGTAACCCTTCGGCCTATGTCGTTTACTTTACGTTCATAGGCCCAATTCTTTAATTCATAATTATCTACCATATGAATTACTGCTGACCAAATAACTTGCGGGAACCATAGTTCCGTATGCATTGCCATTTTAGTATCCTCGTTCTTGTTTCTCTTTCGACTGCTTTTTTAACCAACGAGCTCTGCCTGCGGCTTTTGCCTTACGTCTTTTTTCACTCGGCTTCACGTATTCTTGTTTAGCTCTATAGTCTTGTATAATGCCTTCTTCTGCAACTTTCTTTTTAAAGATTCTTAATGCTTTGTTAACATCATCGTTCCTTACAGTTACAGTAAGTCCTTGTAGACTGACATCATCTCTTCTGCGTTTAAAGTTCTTCACTTATCTTCACCTCCTATCCATGTGTTTAAAAAATCAAAATTATATATTCTATTTGCACTTAGCTTATTATAGTACAGATGTTCACCTTTTGTCAACCAGAAAGTTGAATTAAAACTAATAAAATATGATACTAATTTTGCCAATTCAGGTGGAAGATTATCTAACTCTAAAAATGTTCGCTCGCAAAACTTATGAACACTGAGCAACCAATCAATATTAGATTCTTCTGTGTATAAAAATACATTAAAATGTTTGTTTGACTCTGCAAGGAAAGATTGTATTGCTTGTTTAGATTCATCGGACGGATATATTAAAAGAATACTGTTACTCTGATTAAATATCTTGTCAGGTGGAGTAATAAGAGTTATATCAGACATGTTACTTTTTAATTCTTTGCCAAATTGATGTATCGTTTTGTTCTGCGTTTTGTATATAGCCTTGCGGTTCAATAACTTCAGTTAGAGTTGGTTTGATTATTCTACCGCTGTGCCTTTCTTCTGTTGACCGTTCTCTTTCATTAGGTACGGTCTCTTTTTTTTTGGAACATAACTTTCCCAAGGTAGTTTATCTATCTTGCCCGATAGATACCAATCTTTGTATGACTTTATACTGTCGTCTGGGTTATCAACTTTCCATTGTTGTTTGGCATGCTTCCAATCTAAGTCATCGTCTAGTGCATCTAACTCTTCTTTAGTTAATTTTTTTGAATCGTCCGACGACTCGTCTTTTTTTTCGACTGGTTGTTCTACTTCATCGTAAAGTTCTTGCCATTCTCTAGTTTGGTCTTGAAATTCTTTGTCTAATGTTTCTTGGTCGACGTCTTGGTATTCCGTCTCTTCCTCTTGATGTGTTTCAACAGGGTCATTATTAGGAGGCATGTTGTCAACTATTTTTTGTGCTCTTGCTTGCTCGTATTCTCGCCTAAGACGTTCACCGTCGTCATCTTTGCGTGTGTGTCTCCACTCAAAGGTATATTGGCTTGCAATTAATAGTAAGACTGCTAATGGATCAAAAACAAATATAATTGTTATAATTACCCAACGTACTGCCTCTTCTAACAAATTCTTATCTGCTTGCTCACCGTAGACAAATTCAGCAATATATTTTATAGGTCCTACTTCAGCTTCTAATTTACGGTACTCAGACTCCAGTTCAATCCGGTTATCATTCAGCAATTCTATCTCATTCGACGCTGTTCGAACACGTTCTTCTTGTTCGTCTATGGCCGTTTGAATCTCTTGTGCATTATCGTTGTTAGCAAGTTGTGTTTGTAAACGCTGAATTAACTCTTGAGACTTTACAACCTGTGCTTCTGCACTTGTCCTAAGTCTTTGTATCTCATCTCTTGCTGTAGCTATACTTGGCGATTCTGTTTGACGTACATTATCAATCTTACCTAGCATTACAAGTTCACGATCTTTAAGTGCAGGTATCTGTACTTCACGTATATCTTTAACAACTCCTGCTAAACGGAAACGTTCCATCTTAACAGTTTTAGTCGCTTCGGCACGTACTGTCGCTACTTCGCCTTGAATTTGTGTGATTCTATCACGTTGTCCTTGTACCCATTTAGCGAGAGCAGTTCTAGTGTTGCCACCAAACAGCCCATCACTTGATACACCAATAATTGCTTGTCCGGCACGTATCTCACCTTTTTCAGTTGATTGTAATTGATTAGTTACACGAATAATTTCTTCTTCTAGTGCATCTATTTGTGCAAGTAAAGGTTCAACACCACTGTTGTCAGTGTCTAAGTTTTCAATCTTTGTTTCGTATTCTTTTGCACTAGTTTCTAAACGTAGAATCTCTGCTGTAATACTTGTAAGCTGATCTTCGTAAGGCTTAGTACGTGTAGCATCTGTACCTCTAGCATCGGTAATAATTTTGTTTTGTTGTTCAATAGCAGGTTTGATACGATCAAATGCTTTATCGATACGATCCTGTTCTTTATCAATTTGATTTTGAATATTTGTATCAGAACCGGTACCACTAGACTCAAGTGTAGTAATTTTATTTTCTGCACGTTTAATAATTTTTTGTAGGCGGACAGTTTCAGTTTCAATTGATTCAATTCTAGCAATGCTTTCTTCACTGGCACTAGTTTGTTCAATATGTGCTTTACTTAGGAAACCAAATATACCCATACTTGTAATAAGCATAAGAACAACTACTGCTAATGCAAGGTATGACCTTAACCACCAAGCCGCTTGTTTCCAATAGCGGTGCAACCATACTGCTGTAACTAACTTTCCAATTTCTAATGCGCTACCCATAATTATAATAGGCACAGCCGCCGCCGCAAAAATGGCTACCAAGCCTGCGACTGAGTAATAAATTGCTATACCGCTGATAGTGAGAGCGGTTATTAAAACTAATAATCCTAAGAACATACTGTATTTACCGGAGTTTTGCATATAATATAACTACCCTTATTTAGAAATAAACTGCCATTTGCCGATATTAGGGTACCAACAGGCTGTGTCTTGAATATTTTTTGTTTTGCCTTTGTAGTTTAAACTTGTATGGAATGTTTGACAACTTCCACTACCTGCAGGATAAATTCGTACAACTTGAACAACTCCTGACGCACTACTGTTTGGACTATACCATTTACAATCTTCACCTACGTTTAAAGTTTCTAGTGCAAAATACACACAACGTTCATGACGCTGTCTATCTTGGGCAGGAATTGCATAAGCATTTGCCTTACCAATATTAAATGCTACATCAAATACAGATTTGTTTTGTCTAAAGTTATCTGCTGTAGTCATGTTGCCGTAGTAAGGTGTTGTAGCACCGCAAGCACTAAGACTAATAAGCGTAACTACCATCAACAGCTTGCCAACTACCGTCTGCAAACTGGCATAGGAATCCTTGTACATTCTTTTCCCTTCCTTTGATAGAAACAATTTGTTGATAAGGTCTGCAATTTTTAGCAATGCCTGTGTCTTTAACAAAATGTTCTACTCTTGGTTTATCTGAACAATCAAGTGTAGTCTTACTATTAACTTTTTGACCATTTTCGATTTGAATCTTTTCGTCTGTATAGCAATACTGTGGACCAGCGGAAGCAAGTTCAACCTGCTTCCCTGAACACGCCGCTAATAGACTAACCGTTGTTAGAATTAGAAGCGATCTGAGCATTCCGTTCATCCTTTGCTTGCTGTAGCAGTCTATCAAATACTTCAAGCGGCATCTTGATACGCACATACGTATGTACTCTTCCGGTTGCACCTAATTCATATGCGTACCTTTTGACTTCAAGATGTTCTCTAATTACAGTATCTTGTACACTGTGTTCTACAAACGTTCTAGTTACTCTAGTTTCGTTACCAGTGTTACCTTTAATCTCAACAGTAGTGCTTGAGTTTACTTCACCGTTCAAACGTTCGGCATAGCCTTTTACTGCAAATGCGTATGCTTGAGATTCACTTGCTTGTTCAAACTTACTCTCACCCATTCCACAGGAATAAGCAAAGTCTGTTTTCCAAAACAACCAACCTTCGGAACCAATCTGTTCACAGTCTTCGTACCAAGTTGGGTGTGCTTTTGTTTCGCGGATTTCAATTTCTTTCATACCACTACATGCACCTAGCATACCTAGCATTGCAGTCATAGTGACGATCTTAGTAAAGCCTTTCATATTAGCCTCCATAGCCTAGCCTTTGTTTAATGTTAATATAATAATACTATCTTTAGATGTAAAAGTCAACCTATTTTGGTTAACCTTATGGCCACCTATAAAATATGTGAGTTGAAATACTACCAACAAGTTGTATCTTACTTGCCCATTTCGGTGATACATAATCAGCATGATAGTGTGTTGCACCTTCAGTAATGCCTCGCATTTTATCTGTGTGCAAAATTTTGTATGCAATAATCTGTGCGAGTCTCCAAGCATCATTGTCTCGAATAGTATCGGCCTTGCCATCGCAATACCAACTAAATTGGCAACGATTTTTGATTGGATGGTAGATACGTTCTTTTGGTGCTAGATCTGCGTGTTGTCTAGTTTTCCAACTTTCTTTAATTGGACCTTCACGTACAACTTCGCAAATTGAGTTTGGATACCGTGTATCATTAACCCTATTTAGAACTACATCAGCAACTGCATATTGACCTGCTAGTGGTTCTGATTTAGCTTCAAAGTAAATATTTTGTGCCAAACAATAAAGTTCAGGTCTGTTTTCTTCTGTATACAATTCTTCAAGTTGTGGATTTTGAAAAGTAGATGCCGATGATGCGAACGCAGTAGTCGCTGTAAGTATCATGGCTGCTAAAATAGCTGTCTTCATAATATACCTCATAATTTATTTAGATTAATTTGATACTACATTTAGTGTGTAGTTTAGTTCCTTCGCATTTGTGCTATCTCAGTAGCTTGCTTTGATCCGTTCTTATCGTCATCATCTGCAAATACTGGCACCATGTTGCTTTTGTGCATTGTTGCAATACCTACTAGTCTACGTTCACCTGAGTACTGTAATGGTTGTTTCTGTAGTGCTGGGGCAAAACTATCCTTAGTAACACGACTAGGAACGTGCTGTGTTTCACGTAACTTAGGACCTTCATATGTCCAAGCCTTGTTTGATGTTTTTGCTTTGGGTTTGAAGTTGCCACTTACATATTCTACGTACTCGTCAAACGTCATCACATTACTGTGTGCATGTATACGTTTCATATATTTGTTGTGTTCACGATGATCTTTTTGTAGCTTCTGTAGTCTACCGGCAGTCATCTTAGTTGCCTTACGTTTTTTGGTATTCAACGATGTCATACCGCGTACTAAACTCATTGTCATATTTTGCGCCTTTCGTATGCCTATTATTGTATATAATATAGCACGCCTAGGCGCAAAAGTCAACCTATTTTGGTAAAATTATGCGTGTGTTCTTCTTTGCATGATTTTGTATGTAGCTTGTGGTCTACCTGGCATATCGTTTGAGTTTGATTCAACTACTCTTACGTCAAAACCGCTATCTCTTAGCTCAGTTAATCTAGCACCTGGTGACATAATGTCTAGGTTGTCAGTTAGATCTTCTGTTGTAAAAGATTTACCTGTACCCCAGTAATTTTCTAGGATTTGTTGATTTTGTGTTCCTTCTTTAAAGAACTTAGTTCCTTTAGCTTTAGTTTTCATGTTTCTCCTTTTTGTTAACATTGTGTATATAATATACTCAATAGGAGAAAAGTCAACCTATTTTGGTAAACTATTTCATTTCTTCAACAGCTGCATCGTAAACTGCTTGGCTCATAGTACCGTTTTCTAGTAATCTTGTTCTATTTGCCATATGCTGTGCATCAACTTCGTCCTTAGATCCGCCAAAATATGCTACAGCATGTCCCTCTTCGACAAGTATATCAGTGCATCTTCTTTCGTCATCTGTGATAAAGTCTCCGAGGATACGTCCGAACTTTCCTTTTTTGTCTTCTCCACTTCGATCGATCTCTGTTTTGAGAACTTGAATCGATCCGATAGGTAACAGTTCTTTAAGTCTTTCTTTGCTTGCGAGTCCAAAGGCTTTCTCCACTCTATCACGTGTTCTTGATTCAGGTGTGTCTATGCCCATCATGCGTACACGTTCTTTGTGCATCCACACTCCAAAGCCTAGATCGATGTCAACATCTACTGTGTCTCCGTCTACTACACGTAACACTTTACATTTATATTCGTACATTATTTGCCCTCTCTTTATTTGCGTTTCTCTAATATATCTTTCATAACATTAGTTGCTGTGTTACTAAAAAATCTTGGTGCTACACTGTGTATGATTAGAGCTGGCACTAACAGTTGTAATTTAACTGCTGTCTTTAATGCTACTGCCATATGCTCTAAAGGTTTTTGGTTTACTGATTCTAAATGCAACTTGCATTGCTTACTGAACATTGTCGCCCACCATTTCAAACAACGCAGGACCAAAACTACTCGCGGCCCATCCTAGTGCTACGATTGTAATAACTCCATAAATTAACCATTTAATTTTAAAATCATCTACAGTCATCTTTAGTGCTACAAGTTCGTTGCCTAAGATACGTACTGCTACTTCCATCTTACCTGTGTTATCTTCTTTTGACATTTTACACATCTCCTATTATATGTGTATTTATTGAATCTTAGTCAAAAAAAAGGGCCGCCTAAGCGACCCAATTAATTTTTAAAATAATAAATTATTTAGAAGCTGAATTTTACACCAGCAAATGGTGACCATGCTTCAGCGTCTGTGTCATAATCAACACCTGCGCTTAATTCTGCACCATTGAATGCCATAACATACTCACCACCTACGTGCTGTAGTTTGTTATCATCCGAACCGTTCAGATATGCTGTCAATCCGTTCGAGCCTAATGTACCTTCATAAGCCATAGCTGATGCATCTGTATCGTATGTCATCATACCGCCTGCTGTCAACCCAGCTAAGTCTACTCCTGTAAGAGCTCCACCTAATACTGTGTTTTCACTTGTGCGGTTATAGTCTGCACTTGCAGTCAGCATGCCAACACCTGCGTCTACTGTGTATGCACCTTGTAAGTTGCTTACTTCAGTAACGTCTACATTCCAGTCAGTTAAACCTAACGCAATACTTGCTCCACCCATAGTAACTTGTAATGATTCTGTCATTACAGGCACTGCTAGTGAACCATTCACTGCTTGGTCTGCTGATGTTTCTGGCATTAAGTTATTGTTATCACCGAACGCTAAATCAACTGTACCTACAGTTGTTCCTACTGTCCATGTATCTAACTTTAAAGAGTCATCATCTGATGCCTTAAAGTCTAAATCTACTGTTGCAATATCTCCAGCATCAAAGTCTAATTCGACACCCATAGTTCCAGCTGTTTTATTTGCTGTTGTTTCAGCAAAGTCTAATGACACTGAACCTGTTAACATAGGTGTTGTGTCTACTGTAGCGTCAACATTATCCGCAAGCGCATAAGTTGACGTGATAGCTAGTACCGCTATCGCCATAATACTTTTATTCATTTTAGATTGGTTTCCTTTTATTTTTCTTTTTATATCGATATAAAAAAACGCCAAGGACTTGTTCCCCAGCGAATTTATTTATCTCCTACGCTCTGTAGTAAACTACAAAGTGAATTAAGTGGCCCGTCCTGTTGCCCGGTGGAACCATACCGCGAAGTTTACAGCCTAGGCTGCAAGTAGCTCACTATCCATAGACATGTCTATAGATGTAAACGCTTCAGGTTTGAAATTTGCGTTTGCAATTATCAATTTTCTTCGCGATAACCGTGCTTAGATCCGGGCAACTCCACTCTTCTACTAATCCGCCTGTCGATCCTAGTTCAGCCCCATCATAAACACACGACTTGTACCCTTGCGAGGTCTTGTCCTATACACAGAAAAGCAGGTGTATCTACTCTCATGTGTTTATGGTGGAGCTGTCGGGTACTGCCCCCGAGTCCAGCTCGTCGTTTGAATTGCTTCAACGTTACAGTTATATTTATACAGTCATTTTATTGAGAAGTCAACCTTTTTCTGCATTTAATTTACTTTGTTCGTATTTCATCATTAGAGCATAGAGGTCGTCTGTCTTTTTTAGTACACCGTTTGGTTGTACTACAAAAACATCTCCGGGTTTATACAGATGGTTGCCTTTATAGGTTCCGTCTTTGTTTAGACCCATTACTTCGCCTGGCCAATCACCTTTGACTGTAAAGTTTTCACCAAACTGTTCTATATTATAATCTAGCCACATCATATAAAGTACTCCTTTTAACTGCGTACTTTATTATTTATGTGAAGAATAGTGTTTTTGTGTTGCCTGCTATGATCATACAACATGTAACTATGTGTAGTACGATCCAAAAGGTACGAAAAGCCAGAGCCTTCCTTACATCTGATTGTGTAATTGGAAGAAACTCTGGCTTGTCGTTATCGTCAATGCCTACTGGCATGCCAACAGTTCTAGCCCATAGTTTAAGCCAGCGCCGTTGCCCACTCATTACATTGCGTTCTTTTTATCTTGTACTTCTTTTCTGCGTTCTTTGGTAAGTTTACCTAGATCACCTAGTGCTTTTCTTGCTCTAGTTGCAGCAGCTTTTACACCTTTTGTTTCAAATGACTCTTGTTCATTTAAATAGTTGTTGAAGGCTTGTACGATTTGTTCATGTACATTCATGTTATTCTCCTTTGTTTTATTATTATACTAGATTATTTGTAGTTTGTCAACCTTTTAATCGCCTACAAATACATTTCCGGATCCACCTGCTGTCACAGGAGCACAATGAGCACCACCTAATGGCACACATAAATTGTCCGGTTTTGCATTTTCAGGTGTATTGTTGACTACAAGTTTATTGTTTATATAAACTTTATTATTTGCAGCAATAAGTTCGCCGCCGCCGTGTGTGTTTGGATCTCCATCTACAGAGACTAGCAAGTTATTTGCATATACATTTGACTGTCCGGTAACAGTTGTAGTTGCACCACAAGCTCTTCCGTCAGTGTCTCTATGAATGGCCACACTCATTATATTGCAATACCTGAGGTTGTTGCAACATACTGTTTGCTTATTTCGTCTTGTGTTTTTGATACACAAGATACAGATGCTGTTCGCATCATGAACTTGTTTTCTGGACTTACACTAAACATAAACGGTGCTAAACCTAAACCTTTTTCTTGTGCAATAAGCACCATAGGCTTTCTCAATGTATAGTGGTTGTCGTCTTCTGATTCAAGTCGAGCTACAATTTCTTCGCCCGAACTTAGTTTTAGAGATACTGTGTCTCCATTTTTATATGGTGTTTCAATTAACATTATAATGTATGTCCTGTGCCTGTGTAATTTGTGTCTTCAACATAACTTAAAAATTGTTCGTAGCCGCCTACTTTTACGCCGCCTACTATAATTTGTGGAAATGTTTTTGCGTTTGGAAAAGTTTCAAATACTTCTTCTCTAGTAAAGTCTTTACCTAGTTCCTTGTATTCAAACTTGAATTGGTGACTTTCGCACATCGCCTTTGCCTTTAGGCAACTTGGACATGCTGGCTTCCCCCAAATTGTTATCATAAACTAAATCCTTTTAGTGAATCCTTGTCCACGTCTTGCTTGATGCCGCCAATAATATAAGACTCTACTTCTGTCTCTTGTGGTGCAACTTGCAAGCCTGAGCTAGATAGCCAGTGCTGTGTCCAAGGTAGTGGGTTAGTGTTTACTGGTTGATCAAATATTGCTTGCATACCTAGTGCTTTTAATCTACGGTTTGCAATATATTCGACATAGCGGTGTAATAATTGTGTATTCAAACCAATCATACTGCCGTCTTTGAACAGATATTCTGCCCAATCTTTTTCTTCTGCAACACACTCGCGCCACAGTTCATATACTTCTTCTTCACACTCTTTAGCAATACTTGCCATTTCTGGATCGTCTTTGCCTTGTGCCCACAACTTCAATACGTGTGTGCTTAGTGCTAGGTGTTGTGCTTCGTCGCGAGCAATAAGACTAATAATCTTTGCAGAACCTTCCATTAGTTTTAGTTCGCCAAAGCCAAACGTACAAGCAAAACTTACGTAGAAACGTAGTCCTTCTAGAATGTTTACAGTTTGCATTGCCATGTAAAGTTTTTTCTTTACATCACGCATATTGCCTTCTTTGCGATGTGTATAAGCATCAGCAGCTTCTGTAAATGCATCGTAGTGTTTAGTTACACTAGTTGCCCGTGCAATAATCTTCTCATCATCTAAAATAGTATCAAATACTTCTGACGGGTCAGCATACACGTTCTTCATAATATGTGTGTAGCTACGTGAATGAATTGTTTCAAAGAAGTCCCAAGTAACAATACAGCCTTCTAGTTCAGGAAGTGAAACATGCGGCAAAAAAGCTAGACACGGACCACGTCCTTGGACACTGTCAAGTAGTGTTTGATATTTTAAATTACTAGTAAAAATATGCTTCTGTTCAGGGCGGAAGTTTGCAAAATCAGCTCTATCTTTTTGTAGACTTACTTCTTCTGGTCGCCAAAAATAACCAAGCATTGTTTGGTTAAGTTTATCAAACACAGGAAACTTAAATACATCGTAACGCTGTGTGTTTTGATCTGCTCCAAAAAACATATTCTGTTTAGTGAAATCTATTTTTTCTTTGTTAAAAACTGTTTTTGCCATCTTTTCTTTCCTTAGCTATCTTTATAGTATAACACCATCAGTACCCTGTGTCAACTATATATTGCATGCCTCGCACTCTTCTTCGTCACCAATTTGTAGGGTAGCAGGTGGTGTCTCTTCAACATTATCATGCCAACCTAAAGAATGTGCTGGTTCTTCGTCGTCTGTTTTATAATCGTATGTGTTTTGATAGTAACTAGTTTTCCAACCAAACTTATAAGTTGTTAATAAGTCGTTCATCATTACACTCATTGGAACTTCATTGTTTTCAAAATGTGTTGGATTGTAACTCCAGTTGCCACTAATTGCTTGGTCAAAGAATTTTTGCATCACTGCTACTATATTAATATAACCTTCATTGCTTGGCATGTCCCATAGCAATGTGTAGTGGTTCTTTAGTGTTTGATACTGTGGAACAATCTGCTTAAGAGGCCCTTTCTTTGACTTCTTAACGGACAGGTAGCCTCTAGGTGGTTCAATTCCGTTGGTAGCGTTCGACACAACGGAACTGCTCTCCGAAGGCATCTGTGCGGACAATGTTGAGTGCCGTAACCCGTGTTGCTTGATGCTCTTGCGTAAAGTAGTCCAATCATATTTTAATTTTCCTTTCACTATACTATCAACATCGCTTTTGTATGTATCAATAGGTAAAATGCCGTCACTATATTTAGTACGGTCGAAATAATCACAAGGGCCTCTTTCCTGTGCTATCTTGTTACTAGCTTTTAATAGGTAATATTGAAATGCTTCTGATAAGTCGTGTACAAGTTCCCATGCTTCCTTATCATCGTAATGTACCTTGTGTTTTGCTAGGTAGTGTGCTAATCCAATGTATCCTACGCCTAAACTACGTCTTGCTTTTGTGCTGATCTCAGCAGCTTTGATAGGATATTTTTGGTAGTCAATAATTTCTTCTAATGCTCTTACTGCTAGTTCACACAATTCGTCTAAGTCGTCTAGGTTACGTAAAATACCTACATTGATAGCACTTAGAATACATAGTGCAATTTCACCTTCTGGATCGTCAATGTGTTCTAGTGGCTTAGTTGGTAATGTAATCTCTTGACACAAGTTACTCATATAGACTGTGTCTTTGAATGAGCTGTGTGTGTTACAATGATCAACATTCATAATATAAATGCGTCCTGTTTCAGCACGTTCTTTGATAAGAGCAGAAAACAATTCCATTGCTGGAATAGATTTTTTCTTAATGCTGGTTGCACGTTCATACTTTTCGTATAACTCTTGGAATACTTCTGGGTCACCAAAGTATGCTTCGTACAAACCTGGAACATCGTGGGGACTAAACAATGTAATGTCGCCGCCCCCAAGCAGACGCTCGTACATTGTTTTATTAAGTTGTATTGAATAATCTAGTTTACGCACACGATTGTCTTCTGTGCCTTTGTTGTTCTTTAGCACAAGGATGTCTTCAATCTCTTGATGCCAAAACGGGAAGTGTGTAGTAGCACTGCCGCCACGCACACCATTTTGTGTACAACAACGTACTGTTGATTCGAACTTTTTTAGGAACGGAATAATACCTGTGTGTGCTACTTCGCCGCCTCTAATCTTTGCATTTACTCCTCGGATCCGTCCTGCGTTGATTCCGATGCCCGCCCTTTGCGCTGTATAACGTCCAATAGACATATCGCTGGCAAAGATGCTATCAAGGGTATCGTTAGAGTCAACAAGAACGCAACTTGCAAACTGCCTGACAGGGGTCCTGACGCCTGCCATAACGGGCGTTGGGATATTGATTTTAAATAATGAGGTCGCATCGTAGTATCTCCTTACATAATATAATCTGTCCTCTTTAGGATAGTTAGCAAATAGTGTTGCCGCTATCATCATATACATATATTGTGGAGTTTCGAAAAGGCTTCCTGTGCTTCTATCTTGTACTAGGTACTTGTCAACTACTTGACGCAAGCCTGCATAGGTAAAATTTTCATCACGTTTATGATGCATATATGAATCTAATCTAGCAAGTTCGTCATCATCATAAGAATCTAAAATTGCCTTATCATAGATGCCTCGTTTGATATTTAGATCAATCATTTCTTTTAGTGTAATAGTTTTATCATAGCCGCCAAAAACTTGTTTATATACTGCATATGATAATAATCTTGCGGCTGCATATTGATAGTTAGGTGCATCTAAGTTTATAAGATCGTTAGCACTTTTAATTAATATTTCTTGAATTTCATCTGTACTCATGTTGTCATAAAATTGAATATTTGCATTCATTTCAATTAGACTACTACTAACACCAGCTAGTCCTTCACACGCAAATTCTACTACTTTATGTATTTTTTCTATATCCAGTCCTTCTTTTTGACCTGTGCGTTTGACTATGTTGATGTTGATTCCGTTTGACATTTTTACCTCTTTGTTAATTTAATATTTAGTTTAGCTTTGGCAAGCTATAGCGTTTTTCGATAGCTACATTGCCTAACTGTTTAATTTCATTTTTAATATTATTACTATTTTGATCAACAGTAACAACATCAGTCTCAATTTGCAGTACATACATTGTGTTAGATTTTTCAATATCTGTACCAATATATATCTCAAAGTCCTTACCAGTAAAACGATTAGTTAACTGTAAAGAATAGCACACCCCTAGTAATTTACAGAAGTTACAGTACTGATTTTCTGCAACTAATTGCCAAGGTGTAGGCCAAGTGTTTTGGTCCCACGGGTCAGTATTTATACTGACCTGAGGAGCATTATCATAATAGTTAATTGCCTCTTGAATTGGATTTTCGCAAGTTTCTAGTGTCTTACGGAAATTACTCCAGGAGGCTAATCTGTCTTCGTACTTGTGTTTATAGAACATTTAGATTATGTTACTTTGTTTACACCTGATTGTAAATTTCATCTCTGCTATTAAGTTTATACTTGTTATATTAACAGAAATTGTTTCGTTTGTCAAGTCCGAATCTTCATCAATTAACGTTGCGTTAAAAATAATATCGTCTTCGTATGTAGCATTGCCTGAATAGTTATAGTCGTCGCTGACTGTTAGTGCAGGAGTTCCAAAGTTTTCTTGTGTAATAGTTAATGTGCCACTACGCACTGCTTCAAAATTAGTTGCTGTGATAAGATAATCAATATCATATGACTGGTGTTCGCTTCCTGGCAGTCTAAAAGTTTTTATGCCTGTACCTTGACCGATAGAGACAACGCTATGATAACCTTGTGTGTAGATACTGTTGCCTTCTACTTCAGGTATGTATGCAACATTATTAATAAAATCTTGGTTATATGAAAGTGCTTTAGTTCTACTAAAGTAATCACCATCACTATTGTTTGTGTTTTTATTAAATTTAATAATGCTTGTTACAGGCTGTCCTTCTGTACCATCTTCATTACCGCATGATGTAAACTTGTTTGACTTGCTATGATTATATTCGCCTTGTTCGATGTAGATCGCTTGTTTGTTAACCCTGTTAAAAGTGCTATTTGCTACTGTGTTTTTTGACGGTCCGGTAAGTTTGCCTTGTCCGCCTAGTGTCATGCCCTTACCAAATGTTATTCCGTAACCAAGTATATCAAAAGTACATTTATCAAATATATTGTTGTTAATATCCCAAACAGATTCTACAGCATAACTGAAACCTGCTACTCTTACATTTTGAAATGTATTGTTTTTTGTTTCAATAATGCCGCTTAAACTTGTCATTTGTATACCAATGTTTGCGTCTACTACGCTGTCTGAATTAGTCCATGCTCCTGTAACATCTATATTATAAAAGTAACTATCTGTACAACTTTGTAAATCTAGACCTTTATTTAATGCTGTAGTATCAAGTGTTAGGTTTTCTATTCGTAAGTTTTTAGACTGGTTTACACTTGTGGATGCATAATTTGGTGTACCTGGAGTACTATCACTGGTTACAGTATCAAATATAGGTCCAGCACCAGAATTACGTATAATAGTTTTATCTGGTCCAGCGCCTACAATATTTGCTTGTGGTGGAATATGTATTGTTCCGGTGATCGAATAGATGCCTGGTTCTAAATATAATACAACCTTACTTGACTCATTTGTTTTTGTTGCATCATTTAAAAATAATTGATCAACAGCTCTTTGTAATCCTGCTGTTGCATCGTCGCTTGCTATTCCGGTCAATCCAAATGCTCTAATACTGACCATGTCATCTAGTCTTGCTTGAAGCGTTCTCTCTACAGGACTTGCACTTGAAGATCCTGTTTGTAAGTAACCATCTGCAACACGATACGTATAAGTATCTGCTAAACTAAAGATGTCATCATACTGTGTAAGGATCTTTGTATTACCTACTGCTGGCGAACCTTCTGCAACACTGCCATTACCAATGTATAATTCACGACTGTCAATTGCCCAACCTAGTTCACCACTGGACAGTTGCGGTAAACCTGCACCTGCATTCTTTTGTCCTCTTCGGACTTGTATACGCGATATCTGTACGACTGCCACTAGTTTCTCCTACTTGTTTAATGTATTTATGCTAGTGTTTCATAATATTTGTATACTCGTTCATACCATTCGTGCTTCCATTCATCGTACTCATGCGGCCAAAGATCAAACTGTTGATAAGTTTCTCCACCTAGTATCATTCCATCGTCACCGCGACTACACATAAAAACATGGCCTTCACGTATTTCAGTTCCGTATACTGCATTGTGTGCTTCTGCATATGCTACCATCTGAAGATAGTAATCTATTACCCATTCGGGCTTCTTTGGTTTATTAGTTTGTTTAAAGTCCATTATACAAGGGTTACCTTTATATTGGCCAACTAGGTCAGTAGTTCCTGCATATAACTGCGGAACATATAGTTGTACTTCACTACCCCATATCTCATCAACATCAACCATTGCCTTATCTCGTATAACCTCTGCCATACGATGTGCTTTTATTGCAAATGGGTTAGAACCTGGGCTCGGCCATTCGCCAAACTCAACATAGTCTTCAAGGTATTTGTGCATCCGGGTACCAACACCCGCGGCTTCAGTAACAATCTCTTGTGCTTTCTTTTCACCTACCCTCTTACGCCAAGCAATAAGGTGTGTCTTATCTTTAGTAGCGTCGAGAATAGTTGTGACAGAAGCAACAGCATTTCCATCGGGGGTCAGGTATTTCCGCTTACCCTCTATTTGTTTTCTATGTATGGGTTGGTATTTGTATTTGTTATTAATTAGGCTCATTAGTATCCTCAATTTCGTATTCGTCCCAACGATCCATAAACGGATCAGACATATAAAATGGATCAACTGTAGAGTTGGGATCATCTTCTGCTGTGATTGTATGTACTTCAGGGACATAATGTTTAACCATGTTTTCAACACCCATCTTAAGAGTTATTGTACTACTAGCACATCCACTACATGCACCACCTAATATAAGACGTAAGTGTCCTTCTTTGTAATCAACAAAGTCGATTACCCCACCGTGGCTTGCCACTGCTGGTTTAACATATTCCTCTAGTATTTTTTTTATTTGTATAATAATTTCTTCATTGCTTCGTTCAGCCATACGGTTTCTCCTAGTGTCTATATATTATAGCACCTTTGTTATACTAAGTCAAGTTTAAATTTTGTCGCCTAAATCTGTAGCTGATTTAGCCATTTGTGATACTGTATCACCTCCAGCATCTTGCTGTGGTGTATCACCTTTAGATACTGCTTTTGCAGTCTTAGGCTCAATGCCTTTTTCGTTGAAGTTAGATACCATTGTTTTTACTCTAGCATCTGTATCATATGCGGCTTTAAATGTACTATAATCAAATTGCTCACCGCCTACATTTTGCATAAGTTTATTAAGATCTAAATTCTTAGATCCTTTTCGCATTGCTTCTTTAGAAGGTTTTTCAAAGTGTAAGTATACTGATTGATTTGCCTGGTCAGCACTATTAATGACAGTTCTTAAGATCTGTACAAGTTTGCTTGCTGATTGATTTGGCTCTGCCTCGAGTATAATGTCAGACACTCTCATGTCTAATCCTTACTTCTTTGTTGAAAGAATTGTACCTAGTCTACGGCTAGCTTCTATCATTTTCTTTTTTGCTATTTTGCTTTCACGCTTTTCACGTCCAGCTTCTTCTTCACCGCCTGCGGCAGGTTCAGCAGCCGCAAAATCATCTTCTGCAGCATCAGCGTCGATTGTTGGTTCCATTTCAGCATCTACTGCTGGTTCTGCATCCATTGGTTCTTCTGCGCCGCCCATAGGCATCTCAGTGCCTTCGCCAGTCATTTGTGCAACACCAGCTGTTAATGCTGCTCTTGTTGCTTCAAGTGCTGTGTAAAGACTTTCTAGTCCTGGCTTTACTGTACCTATAAATGTTTCTGATTGTGCTTGGCCCATTTCATCACGTATAGCATCACCAAGTTCTAACATTGATTCAGCTTGCATTTCTGCTGTGTCTTCCATCCAACCTGTAACTCTGTCAACCATATCTTTAGAAGCCATAACAATCTCTGCTTTGTCTTCTTCGCCTTCTAGTAACGATGTAAAATAATTATCTATGATAGTTTTTCCTTCATCAATGTGCTTGCTTTCAGTTTTCTTAGCAATAGCTTTTTGTAGTCCTGCTGGTAATTTCTTTTGCTTGTCTGACAATCCTTTTGCTGGCTTGTCGTCTTTTTTACCATCTTTGCCTTTTGATTGATCTAAGAATGCAGGCTTATCGTCGTCAGTGCCTTTTTTACCATCTGGTCCTGGACCCATTGGCATCTTATCTTTTTCTGCAAGTTCTTCAGCTTCAATGACTGCTTGATTAAGAACATCTAGGAAGAGTTTGTTCTTTTGATATTTTGCATCATGTACGCTATCGAAACTTTCATTTGTTTCGTATTGACTAAGTGTCGTCCTTAGTTTATTTCGAGCATCTTCAAGTTGCTCTAAGGTAAATGCTTCAAGATTTATCCTCTTTCCAAATCTCTTAGCTAGGCTTTCATTTAATGAAGCCGCCGTCACTGGTTTGTTTATTTCTCTAATGTTCATCAGTCTCTTCCTAATGTTTATTGTTATAGTTATTTAGCCATTTAACCTAGAATATACTGCATCAGTTTGGCTTTAGCGTCTGTGGTATGGTGTAGTGCTATATCTAGTCTAAGTTCAGCAACATCATACTTTAATTTGTCTTTAGTAGTTTCAATAGTATTCTTATAAAATAGGCTATCTATATGATGTTTAGACAAAGTATTGTCTAATCTACGTATATCATCAACACTATAATTTTGTTTATGTATACAACAATGCACATGGGCGACTGCCGCAGTTTTACTGTAGTAACTTGTAACTTGTTTATTTTCTTTAGTATCGTAGATTAAGTATCCGTGCCAAGACTTACGTATAACAAAATGCTTTATCCTTATGCTATTACCTTTTTGATAAGGAATAACACTAAGGTCTATGCTGTTTACTAGTTCTTCAAGTTGTGTTAATAGCTGTTCGTCAATCATTTCTCATAACCAAATAAAGATCCTTATTGCGTACTTTACTTACTAAACTTTTCTTCACCATATTATCAATTATGACTTGTTCTCTTTCAGTATACGAGCTAAGAGGTAGCGGATTTGCATCCATCTTGCCCAACAATTCTGTTTCTTCATTGGTTTTGTAAATGTCAAATGACTGTATAAGTTCATTAATCTTCATTACATTGGAGTTTTCATTACAACTTTTGCACCAGGTTGAATACCCTTGTCAACCTCGCCGTTACTTCCTGTATCGATTACAAATCTTTTACCACTTGCATCACTAGGATCTTTTTGTATTACTCCGGGTTTTTTTGGATCTCTAGGAACCTTAGTTTCAATGCCAGTTTTAGGATCTTTAAGTGTTACTTGCTTGTCGTCTGCTGACATAACATCTAGTTCGTTCTCTAACAATTCATACATTCTCATTTAAACTTCTTCCTTCCAAACGGATTTGACTTAGGCTTATTAAGTCTTGTTAATCGTACTGCCGCAGGATTTGCTCTTTTTGCAATAGCACTCTTCACTTTCATAGTTCCAGACCTTTTCGCTTTGGTCTGTTTTAGTCCTATACTTTTCTTCACATTTATAGGAGCATTACATGCAGCAGGACTTGCTCTAACTTGTCCTTTTCTTGCACCGTATTGACATCTAAACTTTCTAGTTTGCTTACCGCCACTCCGACTCCAAACTCTAATTGCTCCAGCTTCTGTAATATCAGATACAATCATCTTGCACTCCTATTCATTTGTGCAACTCTTTTTGAAGCTGGATTAGTTCTTTTTGTACGCTTTGCTTTACGTGCCATCCTACTTCCTAGTCGTGCTTTAGTCTTCTTTAATAAAATACGCTTCTTTATATCAGGTGCAGCAAAACACTGACTTGGTTGTTTAACAACTCTGCCTTTACGTTTGCCTGTCATGCAACGATATTTACGCACCACCTTTGATCCCGACTTAGCCCATACTTGCCTTTCGTTAACAAAGTCTTCTAAGTCGTCTACTATACTTTCATATGTAAAACTTTCAAACTCACTACGCTTAGGCATTTTTATACCAAGCCGTTTCATTTCCGGTGCTACATATTTGTTGATGTGTTTATCGCTCATTTCATCATAGAAGTGGTCAAACAAATCAGTGCCATATTCTTTTTGATATTCTTTTGCAACAAAATCATATTGATCTTTATCTTCAATCTTTTTTAGTTGTCTTTTTATTTTATTCTTTCTAGTACCAATACCGATACCACCCTTCATTGAAAGGTAAAGTTGTTCAGCTGTACTTGCTAACACAACTTTTTGGCGATCAGTTAGTTCCGGCTCGTCTTTTTTAGCATCAGCTTTTCTTCTTTTTGTCTCTGCATCTCCATCACCTCTGCTTGGTTGTTTAGGCTTAGCTATTGGTATTAAGTTGCCATCTGGATCTTTTTTATATTGGTTAGGTGCGGCACCTACTACTTCATCACCACCACCGTCATCTTTGTTTGGATTATTGTCTTGACCGTCACCTTTTTTCTTAGTTGGATCTTCAGGCTTGTAAACAAACTTTGTAGCTGTACCGTTCATTAGTGCAGCTTTAAATTGTATTAGCATCTTAGCTGCTTTTAATTCTTCAGGCGAAATACTGTTTATTCCATCTAAGTCTGTTAGGTCATCTTTGCTGTATAGTTTTTCTAAACGTCTACCAACTATTTTTTGTAGTATTGGTTTGGTGCTTTGCTTTTCTATTGTTACTACTAGTTTCTCTAAATTGCTTGTAGACAAGTCTCCGCCCAATGCTTCTACTGCTTGTGCTACTTCCTGAGTCATGCCCATTACAACAGGCTTCTCAGTTGCAGGTGCAGTATCCACTGCTGCCGCAAAGTCTTTCATTTCATCATCAGTTTTTTTAAGTTGTGGTGGAGGAGAAAGTTTTACTTCTTTGTCAGTTTTACTGCTACTCTGTCCACTGTCACTACTGCTAGTGTTGCCTCCTGGTGCTTGCGGACCGTCTGTGCTTACATCAGGACCTTTGCCTGGCTTAGTTGCGTCATTGCCGCCTTTTTGTCCTGCGGCCATTGCATTACCGCCTGCACTTAGATCAGCTTCTATTTTCTTTATTTCATCTTGTATTATTTTTATTGCTTTGTTAGGATCTGTAAAAGCACTCATCATCGCTTCGTCTTGTGCTTTGCGAACCATAGCTTCAAACTTTTGCTTGTCTGTTGCTTTATCTCTAAATCTCTCTGGTATAACATATGCATAAGAACTTTGTACAAATTTTCTTAGAGCTTCTTCTGGATCCATTTTTTCTAAGTCAACTGCAAGTAACTGTGGTGCAAGTGCAGCTCTAACTTTTGGATCGTTTAATTCTGTGTTGGTTACAGTTGCAATTATTGCTTTTGCACGTTCAGCTCTTTCACCCGGTGAAGCAATATTATTAAAGTTTGCACTACCCGCGGCAACAATTTGTGCTACTTGTTCTGTGTTGTTAGTTTCTCTTGCCGTCTTTAATGCATCATCAACAACAGCTACAACCTTTTCGTCCGTGTTCGCACCTTTGAAGTCTACTATAGGTATTTGATTACCACGTGGATCTTTTGCATCTGGGTCTTTTTTGACAGGAATGTTTGCTGGACCTTTTCCTCTACCACTTGCAATTACATTACCGTCCTTGTCATAAACTTTGTAACGTGTACCTTGTCCCGAACCTGTCACAACCTTATAAGCACCTTCTGCTTGTCCTATTTGTGCTATAGGTTCTTCTTTATTCTTATCTAAGTATGCTTGTCTCTCACCAGGCTTTTCATATTCCTTGCCACGACCACTACCAACAGCATTAGCCATTGCTTTTAGTGTGTTAGGTCCTGGATCACCATCGACTTTTAGTCCTTTTGACTTTTGAAAGTCTCTTACTGCTTTTGCTGTGCCTGGACCAAACCATCCATCAGCTTTTGCTTTGAAACCTAATTGTGTAAGGGCAGTTTGTATAGTTTTAAGCTCAGGACTATTTAAAGCGCCTTGTTTTACTTTGCGCCACATGCTTCCATTAGACTGTATCTTTGCGATTGCGGCGTTTATAGCGGCATCTAATTGTGCTTCGGTGACGTGATATGTGAGTTCTCTTAATAGCATGACACACTTATTTAGTTGTTTTAGGTGAAGTTGATTAGTAGAACGACAATGGTAGAAAGTAAGCCCGCAACAATAGTTCCTGTTGCTCCTATGATAACTTTTATCATAGACTTATTACCAGTTTGAATATCTTGATGCACATGATGTAGTTTTTTCTCGACTGCCGTCAAGCGGTTATCTAAGTTTTCATATCTCTGTTGACATAAGTCAACATGTGCTTCTAAGTTCTTTTTTTCTAAGGCTGTTGCCATTTTTATTTCTCTCTGTTGCTCTGTTGTGCAAGGGATCTATGAATACCTAAGTGAGATGTAATGTATGCCTTATTGTAATTATTTATCAAAGCCTGCACTATTAATTATCAGACAGTTTAAAAATAATATTACAATCTGTCCTATGATTTGTCCTAAATGCACTATTTGTAATATTAACTGTGTCTTTTAATCCTGTAATAATAGGAACAAGATCAAAGTCATCGGCCAACGTGTCTGTTGTAATAGCACCTTCTTGATCATATGTAAATTCAAATGTCCAATATCTCTGTTTGTCTTGTATGCTAGATCCAAACCCGAAACTACTTACATCGCCTACATATGTTTTACATTCTATAGGTTTTAATTGCACTCTAAGTCCTACTGTTTGTAAGACCGTAAGATAATTTGCTTGCTGTTGTTGCAATAAACTATCGTCGTGCTTCCTTGCATTAGTTTCTGTAATATCAATTACTGTTGTTATAATTACACGCATGACTATATTTACAGAGATAAAAAAAGGGTCCAGTGAAAACTGAACCCTTTAGTATTAAGTTAATTAAAACTTACGTTGCGTCGAATGCATCCAAGTCACGAATAAGAACAACTTGTGCTGATAAATCAACTCCGTCTACTGTTCCTAATGCTTGATGTCTACGAGTCAAAGACGCTGCATCTGAATGATGTCCGTCGATGATTGCAAAGATTTTACCAGCTGTACCTGTTGATACATACATTAATGGTGAAAACTCACGTACAATCGCTTCGATTGCTCCGCCGATTCCGTCTTTTGCTGCTAATGATGCACCAGCGTCGATTTCGATTGCTGTGATTTGTGATGTGCTGTAGTTTTCGCCGTGATCATAACCTGATCCTGCTCCTGCTACTGGGTTTACTCTTGTGAATGTTGCCATTTTATTTCTCCTGTTCTAAATAGCACTCTCCGCTCCGGAGAGTTTCAAAGAAACGTTTATTCGTTTCCCTACTTTGTATTTAGTCTATAGGCAAAAATACCCTACTTTAAGGTCTTTTTGGCTCGATTTTGGATGGATCTAAACATACTTATGTAGGCAGGGCCTGCTCTAACAATGTCATCTAGTGCTTTTACTGCTGGTCTCATAGCTCTTACCATATTACTTGGTATAGGTTTGCCTTCTGCCATTAGTTGTAAAAAACCTTTAACAAGCATGATATTTTCAGGTCCTACAAGATATCTATAGAACACATAATCTCTACTAGCGGCACTCATGTCCGGCATACTTATAGTAGGTTCGTTATCTTTTACCCAGTTGCTTTCTAGATCACGCTGGCTAGCAAATTTTTCTAGGTCGTCTATTATATCACTACTTCTTAGTTTGGCTCTAGTTGCATACAGAAGTTTAGTTACAATAACTCGTCTTTTGTCATTAGTAAGCTGACTCCAATTTGTTACGTTGCGTCTAATTGTTTTATAGTCTGTGTTACTTACGTTTAGAACGTTTTCTAATCTTACAAATAGCTGTGTAGGATTAGGTGTTGATCCACTGCTGATAGATCTTAGATATGCTTTCAAACCATCTAACGGGAGAGTTGTTGATCGTCTTGAACGCATTGCAGCCCCAGGATCTTTTAGCTTGCCTAATGCACGTTCGTCGCCAGTAACAAAGTATATGAAGTTATACAAGTCTGTACTATTCATTTTGAAACGTTCGTACTTAACGTCAACTGTTTTACGAGCATAATCACGCACAACACTTGTTGCATTTGGAAAGTTTTTTAGTAGTTCTAATATTAATAGTGTTAGATATAGCCTTTCACAACAATCTGCATATGTCAAAACTTTTACGCTTTGATCATTACGTGTCATTCTTGCTTCTTCGAGTTGCTGTAAAAAATCTAATTGCATATTACATATACTTTTTCATAAACACCTGTGACATCTTATCTGGATGTACATCTAAGAAGTCATGTAAGTTGTTACTCATCTGTATATCTTTTGTAAAACGTAATTTTAGTTGCGGCTTCATACCTTCTGCTGTAAGAAGTCTACGTAAATTTACTGCTTGCTGTGCTGTAACTGGTAATTCTTTGCCATCATCTGTTTTCACAGTTGTAACAGGATCGTCACCTGTACGTGTGTCAAGTATTGCTCCTAATTGGTCAAATATTGGATCGTTCGTAAACCCCTTACCAAGATCTTTTTCATCATTGTCTAGCTCGTTCCCGTGTCCTCTAAGACCTAAGTCGTCTAGTGTTCCTTCTTTAACAATATCTTTCATTTTCATTTGTTCTCTCCTAACGTTTGATTGATCTGTTTGCTTTAGTAAAGTATCCTCTAGATACTAGTTTTATATCACCCTTAGGGTGTGTCATTACATAACCTTCGCCACCGTCTCCGTGTGCTGAGCTATCAACAGGTCCGTGGTCTCCAATATGTGCTTTTACATCTGCATCATGGGAGTCGAATTGCTGTATAATTTTGTCTTTTAGTTGCATGATACCTGCTACTGTATTCCACATTGCATTATATCCTGCACTCTTTTGTCCTACATACTCAGCAATACGTTGTTGCTTCACACCGCTTACCTTACTAGTCTTAAGCCAGTCCATAAATCCTTTTGCATAATCTGTCACGCCTGAGTCAACAGTGCTGTTGAGATATGTATAAAATATTTTAGGTAAGTCAGTCATTTTTAATTGTATAAGTTCTTGCTTGTTAAGCACTGCATCAATTGCCTGTGCATCTTTTGCCACAGTTGCTTTTAATGTGTTAATATCGTTATCGTCAATAGTTGCTGCTTTAGAAACTGTTACGCTGGGAAAGATAAAAACTTCAGTGCCGAGCATTGCTAAATTTTGTGGAACTGGAGATTGGTTGCCTTCTTCGTCTAACAATCTATGTACCACAACACCAGTCTTTGATTGTGCTATACGTTTGCCTATGTCACTTTCTGTAGCAACTTCGTATGTAACAATATTAGGTGTAAAGATATATTTGCCGTTTCTTATTTCAGGTGTGTTATAATATAACAAGTCACCCATTAAGTAACCTCTAAAGTCTTTAGGAGTTGCTTTTTCGTACTCATCAAAAATATCACTCATGTTGTTTGCAAATTCTATACGGTCTGGTTTATCTTTGTTGGCTCCGCCGCCTCTGTTGAGTAAATGTCCTGCAAGTTCTTTTCCACTTGTAGCTCTTTCCACTCCGCCTTTTTTAACAAAGCCTGATTTGTCTGTAAGTACAAACTCTCCATTTCCATTGCGGCCAAAAACGATAGCGGGAGATCCGTCCCATTTAATAGTAACATCTGTGTGTCCTCCTTGCTCAAGTTTCTTTAATGATTCAATTGCACGTATTGCTCCTTGTGAACCTTCATCAAATATTATATCTTCAGCATGATCAATACGAGCACCTTCGGTTAACATAGATTTAGAATTATTTACAAATTCGTAAAATCTCATATCATTCTCACACTATTAAGATTAAGTCCTGCAAGTTCTTTAATTCTATCTAGTTGTCTGTCTTCTTCACTTTCAGGAAGTTTCTTACCTGCTTTTTCTAGTTGATATTCGAACTGTGATATAAGTTCCTCGTAGTTAGGTTCATTCTTTCTCAAGAACGCAATCATACTTTCAACAGTGTGAGTATCTTCTTCCGTTGCGCCTTTTCCTAATAATATTTCTGGAATACCTTTTGCCCAGTCATCAGCTATTACAGCATCACCTTTGTTAGGATCAAGTAATCCAAACTTAGGACTCATCTTAAATCCTCGTCCTCTTGCTAGGCTTGCTAGTAACATTGCCCTTAATGCTCCACCGTATTCTTCTGTGCCGCCACGCTTGGCTCCACGTTGATAGTCTGGATTAGTTGTAAACATAAAGTCTGTTTGAACAAAACCTTTTTGATCTGTGCCATCAATAGGGGTTCGGAAATGTACTTGGTCACCTGCGTTATGAATCCATCCGTCTTGCTTTTTTCTACCCACATTCATAATTTGATCTTCTGGAACACCTTGACTTTTCAGCCAAGCACTTAGTTTAGCAATCAATTCTTCTTTGCTGACTTTGTTAGCATCTGTGTTTAGATCCAAGTCGCCTGAACTATTCTTTTCAAATGCTCCGTCTGGGTCGTTTTTCTTTCCTGTAGTACCTAACCAGTCTTCTTCGTCAAAGGTTAAACCTGTAATTTTTTCGATAAACTGAATAGTAGGATGTACATCTGGAGTTGCAATACGCTGTGTCATAAACTCCTTTTCAGGTTCTGTTTTAAATACGTTACCGCCTTCATTAAGAATCATTTTTTTTCCTACTTTCGATAATTTTTTCAACGCCTCGTTTAAACTTACGTGGGTCTCCGCTTTTAATACTGTTAAGAAAACGTCTCTCTAATTCATTTGCAGTAGTTGCATCGTAATTTTTATTAATTGTGTTTATTAGATTTATTGAGCTGTTAATAATATTATTAGCAGTTGTCTCTATAAGACGGTCTTGGTTCTTGTTAAAGCCAAGATTGTTAAGTTCATCTAATATACTTCGGGTTTGTTTTTTCATGACATTTTCCTATACAATGTATTTACCGTTAATAAAATAAATATTACTACATAACGGAGGGCAACAATGGGCATAAAACAATTAACATTTAATGAAAGGTCCCTACTTTTTGCACAATTAGCTTCTATTGCATATAATAACACGAAAGAAGCCAAGAGTCAAGCAAAACGGTTAGGCTTTACAACAACAGAGTTTTACGAAAAAGATGGAGCGCAGGCATATCGCTTTATGAACAAGGAAGATTTAGTCATTGCGTGCCGAGGAACCGAACCAACAGAGTTCAACGATATAAGCGCAGATCTAAAAGCAATACCAGTAATGGCAGAAACTGTAAGTAGAGTACATCGAGGATTCAAAGCAGAAGTAGACGAACTATGGCCTGCGATTACAGAAGATATTAATCGTAAAACAAACTTAGGTAAGACACTTTGGTTCTGTGGACACTCACTAGGAGCAGCAATGGCAACTATTATGGCAAGCCGTTGTATGCATGACGTAGAACTTAACGATCCGGTTGAGCTTTATACATTTGGTTCACCACGTGTGGGTTGGAGAGGATATGTTAACAGCTTAGGTGTTACACATCACCGTTGGAAGAACAACAATGACATTGTTACCACTGTTCCTCTTTGGGCAATGGGTTATGTACATCATGGTACAGAACATTATCTAAATGCATACGGAAAGTATAGGAAGCCTACAGGATGGCAGTTGTTTAAAGACAAGTGGCGTGGGATATGGATGGGCCTAAAGCAAGGTAAGATAGATAGCTTTGGTGATCATTCAATGACTGAATATATCAAACACATTAAACAAATAGACTAGATACAGATTCTTCATTTGTAACCCTACGCATAGCTTCACCAAACAAAGGCGCAACACTTACCTGTCGTGTCTTTTTGCAATTCTTAGGACAACGATTACTAATTGAATCAGTTACTACTAATTCATCTAGTACTGACTTCTCAACCTTTTGACAAGCATCGTCTGATAGTACACCGTGTGTTATATAAGCACGAACACTACTAGCACCTGATTCCATAATTGCTTTAGCCGCATTACAAAGTGTACCTCCTGAGTCAACAATATCATCTACTAGGATAGCGTGTTTACCTTTTACATCTCCGATCAGGTTCATGACTTCGCTTTTGCCTGCTTCTGGTCTGCGCTTGTCCACTATAGCAATGTCGCCTCCAAACATGTCAGCAAACTTTCTAGCACGAACAACTCCGCCTGCGTCTGGCGATACAAATACTGTACCTGTTTGATGTACTTCTGGGTCGTCAATAATACCTATTGCACGTTTTATGTCTTTAGCAAATACTACACGGCTTGTTAAATCGTCCACTGGAATATCAAAAAAGCCTTGTATCTGTCCTGCGTGTAGATCCATTGTAAGGATCCTATCTGCGCCTGCTGTTACTAACAAGTTGGCAACTAGTTTTGCTGTGATAGGAGTACGACTTGCACTCTTACGATCCTGTCTTGCATAACCAAAGTATGGAATGACTGCTGTAATTCTACTAGCACTTGAACGCCTTGCGGCATCTATCATAATCAATAATTCCATAAGACTATCATTAACAGGAGTACAGGTGCTTTGGATAATAAACACATCTTCGCCACGTATATTTTCTAAAAACTCTACACTAGATTCACCGTCAGCAAATGTAGTAACTGTGGCCGGAACGAGATCAGCAAAACAATGCTCTGCAATCTCTTGTGCTAATTTCGGGTTAGCATTTCCCGTAATGATCTTCATCTTCAAATGGTTCCCTTTCTGATACGTCTGTTGTATTCAATTGCATGTTCTAATATAGATAGGTTACTGTCAACACGCTTGCTTGATGTAACAAAGGCTTCTGTGTCTTTTGGAAAACAATGTCCTCCGAAGCCTCGTTCATCTGTTATAATAGTATGACTTTCACCTATCCTATCATCTACTGTAGTATACTTTCTTACTTTGTTGTAGTCAACATCTAATTTAGTACACAGGTCATTAAGTTGATTAAAGTACGCAACCTTGAGAGCCAAAAAGCTATTGCGAGCATACTTGGTTAGTATTAATTCTTGTGCTGTTGCTATATCAATATTAATATTTCCCATTGCTGTAACAAAGATG